GCTGTCGCAGCCCTTATATCCGGCTGGTTGGCTGATGTTTTCGGAGAGCAGTGATGGGCAAGTGCAAAGAGTGCAAATTCTGGGATTTCCGCGCCACAGGTCAAGATGGTTCCGCAGAGTGCGGAGCTTTTGATTGGCAAGGAACAAAACAGCCGATCGCAAGAGACAATGCAGCCATGGAGATTTGGACGAACGATGACTATGGCCTGCACTACAAATTCAAAACAGGGCCAAATTTCGGCTGCGTCAAATTTTTAGATAGAAAAATGGGAGCAAACAATGAGTGAGATGGCAGAAATGGCAATGGTCTACGAACGTGTTAAGCAAGCGATGCTTGATTCGGGCGAGGTCGTTTCAGCGAAGGATTATGGTCGGCTCGTCAAATGCTGCGCGAAGATGGTCGAAATTCTCGAGACCTGCGTTCAGCGTTCGGAGAACGCGAAAGACAATTCATTCGCTCGCGATGTGCGGGTTTATATGAATGCGGTCAAAGGGCTGCTCGAAGATCCGTTCTTCGTTCACGCGAAGTTCAAATGGCAAGACGCGCGCAAAGAAAGTATGTCGTGGTCTGATATGTGGCAAGCGCAGCGCGATGCTCAAACGCAAGTTGACGCAGAAAATGCCGCCAAAACACCGAAAAAGCGTGGTCGCAAACCGACCTTGACTGCTGAGCAGAAACGCAAGAAAATGAATGAATATCAGCGCGAATATCAGCGCAAATACCGCGAGAAACAAAAGGCACAGAAACTGGGGCTGCAGCAATTTGAGATCGTCGATGGCAAATGGGCAAATCCGTCAGAAGCTCTGAAGAATACCAGTTTCGCAAAACAGCAGCGTGCCCGCAAGGAAGTTCTTATCAAGTCTGTGAAAGCCAAGATGGCTGCACTGTCTCGCAAAAAGGGGAGAAGCAAAGATGGCCAATAATAATTCGAAGGAAATTTGGGCTGAGTGCGGCGACTGCGAGCACAAATGGGCTGCAGTCTATCTGCCCATGAAAGCAGAGAAGATGGCAGAGATAATCAAGCGCACGACCTGCCCGAAATGCGGAAACTCCGGCAAGATCTTCATGTGCGAGGCACCGTGATGGCCGACGATCTTGTGAAGCGGCTGCGCTCTCCAGAAGTGTTTATCGACACTGGCGGCATGTTTAGCCCCGTAGCAAATGAAGCCGCCGACCGCATTGAGGCGCAGGACAAGCGCAACAAGGAACTGGAAGCGGCGCTGCACACAATAGTCTGCAACACAGAGCCGGAGGCGTGGAGACACTCTACTTATGAGCAATTGGCAGATAGTATTTTTGAATGTGCCCGCGCTGCACTAGGGGAGAAGAAAGATGGGTGACTTTTATCCTATTCTCGGGGTGGTTTTTGGCATGGGGATTTTGGGTGCGGTGGCCCTCGTTTCGGCTGGATTCTTTGTTGGGCGGGCGTGGAAGAAATTTCGGCGATGGGTGAGGGTTGATGGGCGATAATTGAATGGTTTGATTGAATGTGGTTTATAGTCGGTGGGCGATAGTCGATGGTCTTCACAAACTTACGACAAAGAGTGAAACCAAAGTTTAAAGTTTCCGTTTCGGTTCTTACCCCCTATTTCTTAAACTCTATAGAGAAGAGAGAGAGAAGAGAGATAGGGGAAGAGTTAAGGAAATTGGGGTACAAAACGGAAACCGAAAGTGTCGGAATGGGAATGATAAAATGAATGAATCTGACTTCAAAAAATGGGTCCGGAAAAATTGGCCTTGGTGGGTTGAAAGCTACGAGCCTCGTCGTGGGACAGGTATTGGCATTCCTGATCTTCAAATCGTTGTTGGGGGCAGGTTGGTTCCTGTTGAGCTCAAGATGGGAGAGTTTCACAATGGGAAGCTAATCACTCGTGAAGTTCGCCCTGCTCAAATTGCTTGGCACCGCGAGATCAACTCGTATGGCATTCGCACAGTGCTGTTGGTTGGTGCCTACGATTTTGGCAAAGAGGAATGGCGAGCCTATCCGATTGATGCGCGTCGTATTAATGACTGGCGCAATGGCTTTGAGGTCGGCGAGCCTTTGGTTGAAAATAACTTTGCCTCTTTGTTTGACCTTTGGTGCCAGCAGTTGCTAACAACATAGCACAGACTTTTCTTTTTCGAACTTTTGGCGCATCTTTCCTTTCACTGACTTGTTGTCATTGAAGGGCATGAGATGGCAAATGTAAATAAGAAACGGACCCACAACAGAAACTTTGTGGCCAAAGAGATTGATCACGAGGTATTTGAAGACATACTTTTCCGCATGATGAATGGTGAAGCTATCACGACCATTTGCAGCGACGAAAAGATGCCGCACTATTCTGTATTCATGAAGTGGGTTCAGAGCGATCAAGAGCTTTTCGACAGTTACGCGCGAGCGCGAGCAATCCAGGCCGATTACTTCTTTGATCAGATGGTTGACATCGCCGATCATGACCCGGACATCAACCGTGCGCGAATGCGAGTTGATGCGCGCAAGTGGCACACCAGCAAAATCTCGCCGCGCAAGTATGGCGATCGACTCATGGCTCAGTTGGACGCAACCGTAACGCATCAAGTCAAGCCAGATCTTTCTGCGTTGTCGTTTGAAGCTCGAGAAGAGCTGCGCAACATTTTGATTGAACAAATGCGCAAAGCGCCAAAAACGATTGAAGGTCGAGTTGAGGTCGACGAATGAGAGTCAAACAGGACATTGACTCTTTGTTGAACAACTTCTCGGCAGATGATCTGCTTGAGGAGGCGCAGCGTCTCAACTACGAGGAGGATTTCTATTCCTTCTTCAAAGGCGGCTGGCGCTATTTCGATCCGTCACCGTTCTGTCATGGCATGGCGCTTGAGGCAGTCTCGTATCATCTCGAGGCAGTCATTCATGGCGACATCAAGCGATTGATCATCAACATTCCGCCACGTATGTCGAAGTCATCTTTGACATCGGTCGCACTGCCGGCGTGGACATGGTCTCGTCGCTGGGAGAGCGCAACCAGCGGTCCTGGCGTTCAGTTCCTCCATGCATCATACAGCCAGCAGCTCTCGTTGCGCGATTCGGTCAAATGTCGTCGCCTGATTGAGTCGCCTTGGTACAAAAAGTATTGGGGTGATCGTTTTAAGCTGACCAGCGACCAGAACACCAAAACAAGGTTCGACAATAGCAGAGCTGGCACACGCCTCTGCACATCGGTCGGCTCGACACTGACCGGCGAAGGCGGCAACATCATCATCGTGGACGATCCGAATGCTGCGCAGGAGGCATTCTCCGAGGCGACCATTCACTCAACGATCGAGTGGTGGGACACTGCGCTATCAACTCGTTTGAACAATGCGCGTGACGGTGCGTTCATCATCATCCAGCAGCGATTGGCTGAAGACGATCTCACTGGCCACATATTGTCCAAAGACGTTGGCGAGTGGACACATCTCATGTTGCCGATGCGATATGAGATGGATCGTCATACGCAGACCGTCATTGGTTGGGATGATCCGAGAGGATGCGACGATGATGGTGCGCCGCTCGTTGAGGTGCTGTCCGATGGCAAACGTGTCCCGAAAGATCCGCAAGCTGCCGAGATCCTCCGAGAGCGTGAAGGCGAGCTGCTCTGGCCAGAGCGTTTCGGCGAGCAGGAGGTTCTTCAGCTTGAGGCAACGCTCGGACCATTCGCAGCTGCCGGCCAGCTCCAGCAGCGCCCAGAGGTCAAAGGTGGCGGCATCATAAAGCGTGATTGGTGGCAGGTCTGGGAGAACGACGTGTTCCCGATCTGCGACTACATCGTCGCAGCCCTCGACACTTCATACACTGAGAAGCAAGAGAACGACCCGTCGGCCATGACCATATGGGGAGTGTTCTCAGGCGACCGAGCCAGCTATGCGAACAAGTTCGCCTCCAACAAGCCTATGGATCGCAACCGATCGACCTTGATTGATGTTGCTGAGCATGCCCAGCGATTTGACGAGGCGACACAGATCAAGTTCCGTATGCCGCAAGCAGTTCACTCTGGCCCAAAGGTCGTCTTGCTGTATGCTTGGGAGGAGTGGCTTGAGTTCCCTGATCTGGTTGAGAAGGTTTCCCAGACCGCTCGCAAGTTCCAGGTTGACAAGCTGCTGATTGAAAACAAGGCAGCTGGCCACTCAGTCGCGCAGGAGATCCGTCGTCTGTTCAGCTCGGCAGCGTTCTCTGTCCAAATGTACGACCCCAAAGGTGTCGACAAACGCTCGCGTGTGTACGCCATTCAGCACATGTTCAGTGAAGGGCTGGTCTATGCGCCAGACAAGGCATGGGCTGAGAAGGTGATCGTTCAGTGCGGATTGTTCCCCAAAGCGAAGCACGACGACTTGGTTGATACGGTCTCGATGGCCCTCGCCAATCTGCGCTCGACCGGCATGCTGCAGCGTGGCGAGGAGATCCAGCAGAGCGTCTACGATTCAATGCGGCACGAAGGCAAACCAGCCGACCCTCTCTATCCGGTGTAATCAAATGGAACCAGTCAAAGCTACAGCCGCAGTCGACCAGCGACATGATGGCAAATATTCTGTTGACGTTTGGGGCGAAAGCCCGCACAATCAGCGCAGACATTATGTTGTTGATGCGCCGAGCGAGAAAGACGCAGCCTTCAAGTGCATTGATCAATTCGTGCAGGAGATGGAGCGCGCAGCAGCTGAAGGAATTGAACCATGCCAATGACTCCTGGCCTTGTGCCGAATCTGCGTTTAAACGAAGAAGATCCTGCGATCGTCGCGCCTGACATCATCCTTGAGATGGTCGGCGATGCGCCCGACAGCGAGATCCTCGATCAAAAGGGCAATGTGCTCGAGATCGAGCATGGCGACGGTTCAATCTCAATCAGCCTCGATGGCCGACCGATCAATCCGGCGCCAGCGCAAGAAGACAAGACCAATTGGTTCCGCAACCTCGCTGAAGAGCTCCCCAACGATCAGCTCTACTCGATCGCCGACGAGTTGATCCGAGGCATTGACAACGACCTGACGTCGCGTCGTGATTGGATTGAAGAGCGTTCAAACGGTCTGCGCTTGCTCGGTCTCAAGATCGAGATTCCCGGTCTGGGCGGCTCGGCTGAAGGTGCGCCGGTTGAAGGCATGAGCCGAGTGCGCCATCCGCTGCTGCTTGAGGCAGTGTTGCGCTTTCAAGCCAACGCTCGGTCCGAGTTGCTGCCGACTGACGGTCCGGTCAAGATCCGCAACGACGACAACAACGCAACCCTCGAAGAAGATCAGCTGGCCAGTGCGCTTGAGCGTGATTTGAATCATTACCTGACGTCAACAGCGCCAGAGTATTATCCCGACACCGACCGCATGCTGTTCATGCTTGGTTTCGGCGGCACGAGCTTTAAGAAAATCTACTTCTGCCCACTGCGCAATCGTCCGGTCAGCGAGTCAGTTGATGCGGATGATCTGATCGTCAACAACGCAGCGACCGATCTTCAGAACGCCAAGCGTGTGACGCATCGCGTAATGATGCGCCCGAGTGTCGTCAAGCGTCTTCAGATCCTCGGCGTCTATCGCGATGTTGAGCTGTCCACTCCGCTGCCGGCAAAGCTCGACTCTGTCCAGCGCGAAAAGAAGGCACAGCAAGGCCTCTCCGAGGAAAGCTCCAACCCAGAAGATCGCGATCGCGAGATCTATGAAGTTTATTGCGAGCTGGACATTCCTGGCTTTGAGCACAAGCTGAAAAGCAAGATCACAGGCCTCGAGATTCCATATCGCGTGACGATCGACGTTTCGACGAAAGAGGTTTTGTCCATCGTCCGCAACTACGACGAAGACACAAAGGATCTGCCGGAAGCCAGAGCCAACTTCGTGAAGTACACGTTCGTTCCTGGCATGGGCTTTTATGACATTGGCCTGTTGAACATTCTGGGCAACACAACCAACGCCATCACCGCTGCTTGGCGAGAGTTGCTTGATGCAGGCATGTATGCGAACTTTCCGGGCTTCTTGTTCTCGGATCAAGGGCTGCGCCAGAACACAAACATCTTCCGTGTGCCTCCCGGTGGCGGTGCGCCGATCAAGACCGGCGGCATGGACATTCGCCAAGCCATCATGCCACTGCCTTACAAGGAGCCTTCTGGCGCATTGATGACGCTCGTCCAGAACATGGCCGAAACAGGCATGCGCATTGGTGGCACGAGCGAGCAGCAAGTCGGCGAAGGTCGCGCAGACGCGCCGGTCGGCACAACACTGGCGATGATCGAGCAAGCCACAAAGGTTCTCAACTCTGTCCACAAGCGCATGCACGCTTCTCAAGCTGAAGAGTTCCGCTTGCTGGCCGATTGCTTCAAGGATCATCCCGAGAGCTTCTGGCAGCGCAACCGCAAACCGGCGAAGCAGTGGGACCAGCAGACATTCCTCTCTGCGCTTGAGAATTGCGACCTTGTGCCGCAAGCTGACCCCAACACTGCCTCGCACGGCCAGCGTGTTATGAAGATCATGGCGCTGAAGCAATTGCAGCAGCAGAACCCGACAATGTATGATCCGATCGCGATTGATACTGCCGCGCTGCAAGCAATCGGTTGGTCCAATCCGCAGCAGTTCCTCGCCCCTCCGGAAGCACAAGGCAAGATGCCGCCGGAAATGCAGGAAAAGGTCGCAGCGATGCAGATCAAGAAGCAGGACGCCGACACAAAATCGAAACTTGCCGAAGCAAAGATCGCCGAGACTGTGTCAAAGATCCAGCAAGGCGCACAAGGTGGCGTTGCACCATACGACCCGATGAAGGTCGCAGACATGCAGCTTAAAATGCAAGACATCCAAATGCGCGGCGAGGACGCTCGCCTTGAGGCGATCAACCGCAAACGTGACCGCGAAAGCGATGAGCGCATTGCGGCGATGAAGTTCGCAGAGGAGATGGCCGCCAACCCCGCTGGGCTGGCGATTGCTTCATCGCTCATTGATCCTTCAATGATCTCGCGCCTTGAGAGCAACGAGGCTCCGCTCGACATTGGCCAGCTCGGCCAGCCAATCAAGCCTATTGAGTGACGCAATGGCTCACGACCCCATCGATCTCGCAAAAACTGTCCTCCGTCGCAAACGCTCCGACGGAGGCACAAACTTTGACGAGCCGGTGATGGACCCTATGGGCGGGGCAGCAATGCCGATTGTCCCGCAAGCTGACGCACAAGAATCAGCCTACGACCGCGCAATGAAGAAGGTTGCTTCGGCTGTTGGGTCTGTCGGGGAAAACGTTATTGCGCCAATCGGCAGAGGTCTGTCGGCAGTCGGGCAAGAATACTCCAAAAACTTGCGGGAGCACTCTGATTCGGCTCGCGCATTGGCCGATCAGGCTCGCCGCGACGCATCCGGCGAACGAGGATGGTCTGGTAGATTGCTTTCGCCATTCGAGAGCGCCAATGCAATGCTCGGGACAGGGTTTGCCCCATTGTCTGCCGCCGCATCAACCCTTGGCCACGGCGCGACCAAGCTGACAGGCAATCCTGGCTTCGGCCAGAGAGTTGAGTTCGCATCTGGCTTCCTTGATCCGTCTCATGTCGGCATGGCCAAAGGCGCATTGTTGAAGGGCGCAAAGGTCGCAGAAGATGTCGCGCCTTATGCGGCGATGTTTTTGCCGGTCAAACGCACAGATCCCAATTTGCCAATTGCAGACACAATGCGCGCAGAAGGCAGAGCACCAGAAGAAATTCGTTCTCAGACAGGAATTCATTTCGGCCCAGAAAACTATTTTGGCTCGTATGAACTTGAATCTCCACTGCCGGACCAATATGGTCGCTATCAACGCTATGGCGAAATGCCGGAAACTCCGCAGCCTCGCCCATTTAAAGAAATTAGCGATGAAGGTTTAACGCTCTCCCGTGCACCTGAAAAAGACATTGGCGTCACTCCGACGAGCTCAATTCAAGCGTACGATGTTGTGCATCCTGAATTGCTGAAAGATTTTCCCGAGCTTCAAGATGTTATTTTTGATGTCAAAGTTCACCCAATGTACGAGGGCCACGGATATTATGCAATGATGGGCGAAGATCACTACCAACCAAAAGTGTATGTGAGAGCCAAAGACGAAGAACAAGCAAGATCTATTGTTGCGCATGAATTGCAGCATTTTGTTTCAGACAAAGGTGGACTTGAACAAGGCAGCAGCCCGGAATCTTTTGAAAAATTTAATATAAAATCAGAACCATCGCTCGTTAAATTTTTTGAGCAAGAGGTTTCCTCTGCGCAAAACATTGTAATAAAAGCGCAAGAAGAAAAGAACGCTTATGTCGAGCCGATGCTGCGCGACCACGCAGAGTTTTATGGCATTGACCCAAACACCCCAAATGGACGTTTGTCGCTTGACAATTTTAGAGATGATCTTGAAAGATCTTGGGAGCTCCGCCTTTACCAAAGTGATCCAGCGAAGTTTGAAGAAATCGCTCGTGCAGATTACATTAATAAAAATATTAAAGAACCTTTTGATATGTATCAGCATATTTATGGCGAAGCTCTTGCTCGCGCAACGCAGGATCGCCTTCTTTTTTCGGCAGAAGAAAGAGCACAAACGCCAATTCGATTTACTCGGCCAACTTATGGGCCAGACGGCGAGCCTACAATTTTAAACTCAGTGCCTGAAAATGCATTGTTCTCGGACATGCAGCTTTCCAAAGCTCGAACCTCTTATGAGGATCCATATTATTCAATCTCGCAGCCTTCCATGCCTTCAATGTCGGTCGCTCCTGCCGGCAATCTCAATTTCCAAGCTTCTGAGCTGGCCCTGAAAGGTCCAGAAAAGCAGACCGTGCAGAGTTTCCTTGACCAGATCAAAAACCGTCCTGGTTTTACGCGAGACAGCATTGAAGAGCTCGCAGCAAAGTTTCCCGACAAAAACGCTGTTGTGACGAAAGCGGATTTTGAATCGGCTCTTCCGCAATCAAAATACAGCAAACAAGATTTAAAAAATGCAAACAAAGATGCAGAATACGATGAGCACCTAATGGATGAAGCTCACGATGCTGTTATGGAAGACTTAAATTCAGTCTATGAAGAAGTTTTGAAAGACCACTATCGAATTTCACCGACGCCAGAAAATGTTCAAGCTGTCCGAAATTGGGAAGCGGGAGAAATTACAATTTCCGATTTGCCGCAGGAGTTGCAAAACGCTGTTTTAAGAAATACTCCCAAAAGGATGACACCAGAAACTTATTTTAGTTCATTGACAGAAGAAACTACTGCCACACGAATTGAAGACACTTATCATCAGTTTTATGAACAACAATACGACATTGTCCCTGGCCAAGCTCCTAAAAATTATCAATATGAAACTTATCAGCGACTCGTTAAAAGTCCAGAAAAAAATGATAATTATTTTGAATTTGCAATAACTCATCCAGACCAAAAGCAAACTTATAAGCACTATCCTGAATTCGAAAGCGAAAACGGAAATCCTGTTTCGCATGTGAGAGGGAATTTCCTTCCAGAAGGTGGGGAAATTATCGTCGGCAAAAAAGAAGATCCATCAAAACCAAAAATCTTCTGGGGCAATTCTCTTTATAAAACCAAACCTAATTCGATGGTGATTGAAGAAATTCAAGCCGACATTCAAAAGGTTCAGGGCAAAGAACAAACTGGTGTCACTCGCCATAGCCATGGCGTTGCATTCAAAGCAGCCATCCAGCACGCTATTGAAGGCGGCGCAAAAACGGTTTACATGCCGACTTCTGGCCCAATTGCGACAGTTCGCGGCAAAGATCCAAAACAGTTCAAATCAATCTACGACGAACAAATCGTCAAAGAAGGCATCAACCCATTGCGGGAGATTCCCGGAGTCAGTGTCAAGAAAGTAGCTGATGGAGCCTATTGGGAGATTGACTTCACGCCAGAAGCAGCGGATTATATATTGAAGGGCAAAGGCCAGCGCACTCCTGGTTTCAAAACGGGCGGTGTTGTGCAGAGGGCATTAGACATTTCGAGATTCGGCACTGACGCTGTCCAGTCAGCCGTGAACAAAGCCAGACAGCACCGGAGACGTCCGGAAACTCCTAGGAGCAAGCAATGAGTGAAGCCGCCAAAGCTGCCCGTGCAGCGATGAAAAAGAAAGCGCAGAAGCTTACCCAAGCTGACCCGCATCAGAAAGTTGATTCGTCTGACTGGACGCCTCCGGAGGCACTCAATGCCGACGTCAAAACGGGCATGCGTCCGGTTAGCCGTCGCGCTTACAAAAAGGGCGGCAAGGTTGAAGGCGCAGCTTGCGCTGTGCGTTCTGATCGCAAGCCTCGCAATGCTGGCGGCAAGGCTTACGCCATTGCCAAGATGAATCGCGACCAGAAAGAAGCCAATGAAGAGCGCGATGGCATCAAGCATGTCGGTGGCCTGAAGAAGGGCGGCAAGGTCGAAAATTACAAAGACCTCCGCAAAAAGGGCGGCACTCAGGTCATGAGCGGCTCTTATGAAAAGGGCGGTCGCACCAAGAAGCAATCTGGCGGCAGCAGCAATGTCCCGTTGCCTCCTCCGCGCCCGAAGAGCCTTGACGAAAAGCGCGAGCTCGGCAAACAAGCTGATATGCTCAACAAGGTTGTCGACAAAGACTACATGCGCGACCTTGAGGCAAGCCAGAAGAAGATGGAGCCGCGCAAAGCTGGCGGTCGCGCCAAGAAATTTATGGGCGGTCCGTTGATGCAGCCCGATGGGTTGATGCGCGGAGCGGCTCCTGCAATGAGCGGCATGGGCGGCGATGGCGCAGCGAGCCCGACAGGAATGCCAGCCATTGACCCTCGTGAAGCGATGGTCGCTAAGAATCGCCTCAATTTCGGCATGGGCGCACAAGGCTCTCCCTACAAAAAGGGCGGCAAGGTGGCTCATCCTGATGAGGCGATGGACAAGACCCTCATCAAGAAAATGGTCAAGAAGGAAGCCCTTGCCGGCAAGAAAGAAGGCGGCAAGGTTTTCTCTGGCCCGAGCTATCCCGGCAAGGTTCCCGGCGTCACAGGCGGGCGCACCGCTCGCAAGACTGGTGGCCGCGCCAAGGGCAAGACCAACGTAAACATCATCATCGCAGCCGGTGGCCGTCAGGCTCCGCAGGAAGGGCCGATGCCGGCAGGTATGCCGGGACGTCCTCCGGGTGGAATGCCGGTCGCAGTGCCGCCTCCTTCACCGGCTGCTGGCGCTCCGGCTCCGGTCGCGATGCCTGTGGCAATGCCGATGCCGATGGGTGGCGCCGGTCCGGGTCCTTCTGGCCCGATGCCGATGGGTCGCAAGAGCGGTGGCCGCACCTTCAAGTCTTACAAAGACATGAAGGCTGGTGCTGGCTCGGGCGAAGGTCGCCTTGAGAAAACAGAAATCGCCGAGCACAAGCGCATGCAGCGCAAGGACGGCGGTCATGTTTATCCCAAAATGAAGTATGGCGCTGGCTCCGGCGAGGGTCGTCTTCAAAAGATCGACGAATACGGGCTGACAGGTCCGGGCAAATCGCGCTGAGTGGGTCCCCATCTAACCTCAGCGTCGCTGGAGCGAGGTGCTACTTGCCCTCGGCACCTCGCTCCTAAACTTTTAGAGGGCAAAAGGGCAGAAAGTGATAACAAATGCACAGTTGTTTGAATATGAGTTAAGAAAACTCGTTCAGGAACAAATTGACCGCTGGAAAGACAATCTTGCGTTCAATTCTTTTGAAGAAATCGGGCAGTTCAAATTTGTTATGGGACAAATCTCTGCCTTTGTTAACCTTCAAGAACTCATCGATGAAGCAAAAAAGCTCACTGATGATCGCAATAGATAAATGGAGTGAGGGCAATGCCGTATATGGAAATGGATCATGATGTTGATCCGCGCACAAAGATCCTTGATGAAATCGAAACGCTCGATGGGATCGAAATTTACAACAATCAAGTGTTGATCGCTGTGTACATTCGTCCGACAAAGACGAAAACCGGCATCATTTTGACTGATAAATACGTCGGTGAAGACCTCTATCAGTCAAAAGTTGGGTTGGTGCTCATGAAAGGACCATCTGCTTTTGTTGAAGAAGAAGAGCGTTGGTTCAAAAATGTTGACGTTCAGGAAGGCGACTGGGTCGTTTTCCGGCCATCAGACGGTTGGCAGATCAACGTCAATGGAGTTGACTGCCGAATTATGGATGATATCCACATTCGCGGCAAGGTCCAGCGACCCGACCAAGTGTGGTAAGGAGAGAGAAAATGGCTAGAAAGAAAAATGAAGATCAGATGGAACTTCCTCTTGGGGAAGAAGCCGCTGTAAACGCTGAGGAAATTGAGATCATTAAGGATGAGCTCGATTCTGAAGCTGAAGTAAAGGTTGAGTCTGCTGAAGACAAGGCTGACGAAGGTCTTGAGCCGGAGATCGGCATCAATGAGTTGAAAGCACAGCTCGAGAAAGAGCGTCAGGCTCGTTTTGATGCTGAAAAACGTGCAAAGGAAGCTGTGGAGAATGCTCGCAGCTCCAAAATGGACGTTGAACGCACCAACCTTCAGCTTTTGGAAACTGCTATTGAGACAATCAAGCAGGATCAGGCTTCGCTTAAAGCTCGTTTGCGCGATGCAATGCAGCTCGGCGACCATGAAACTGTGTTTGAGGTCCAAGAACAGATCGCCAAAAACACCTTCAAGATGGAAAACATTGAAGATGGTCGTAGGCGTCTTGAAGCTCAGATCAAGAATCCTCCGATGGAGACGAGCAATGACCCTGTTGAGGCACTGGCCAGCCAGCTTACGCCTCGTTCAGCAGACTGGGTTCGTCGTCATCCGCAGTGCGTGACTGATCAGCGTTTGTATCAGAAGATGATCGCCTCTCACAATCTGGCGGTTGCCGACGGATATGCTCCTGACAGCGACGAGTATTTCACTTTCATTGAAGATACAATGAAGTTGGCTCCGCGCAACGAGCCTCGTCGTGAAACTCGCATGGAAGAAGAGGATAGCCCGATGTCTTCTGCCTCAACTGCAACAAAACAACGCACTGCCCCACCGGCTGCGCCTGTTTCCCGCACAGCTTCTTCTGGTCAATCGCGCCCAAATGTCGTGCGTTTGACGAAAGACGAGCGTGAAATGGCCCAGATGATGGGAATGAGCGATCAGGAATACGCCAAAAACAAAATGGCCCTGATCAAAGAAGGCAAACTCAACTGATAGAGGTAAATTATGTC